TATGTAGAAAACAAAAAGGGAATGATATGGGAAGACCGAGTTATAAGAAAGCATGGACAGAAGCGGTAAGGACAGACTATGCGGCCTACGTGTTCGAAGCGCAAAATCATGGGCTTGCGAGTTATGAGTGGAACGCCTTAAGGTGGAAACCAACGGAGTTTCATAAATACCTTTGTAAAGTGGTTCAGCAGTTTGTAGAGCATGAGACCGGCAATCCGTATGACATACTGCTGATAAGTACGCCGCCGCAGGTAGGTAAGAGCGTTACGATTACGGAGACACTACCGAGCTGGTTTTTAGGGAGGTATCCCGAAAAGAGAGTAATTGAGATAAGTTACAATGCCGACTTTGCAAAGAGGTTCGGTAGGAGGAATAGGGAAAAGATAAACGAGCTAGGATACATCTTTGGCATTGGTTTAAGTAGTGAGACAAAGAGCATGGAAATGTTCGAGCTTGATAATAAGAAGGGTAGCATGTTAAGCGCCGGTGCTATAGGCGGTGTAACCGGTAATGCCTGCGACCTGATGTTAATAGACGACCCTGTAAAGAATAGGGAAGAAGCAGACAGTGAAGTACAGAGAAATAAACTGTATGACGAATGGATAAACTCGTATAAGACAAGACTAAGTGCCGGAGCAAAGGTAATAGTAATTCAAACAAGGTGGCATGAAGACGACCTGTTTGGGAGATTAAGCAAAGATCCCTATGCACAGGTACTTAATTTTCCTATGGAAGCCGAGGAAGATGACTTGCTTGGTCGTAAGGTTGGAGAGCCTTTGGTACCGGAAATAGGTAAGGACGCAAAATGGCTGGCCGACTTCAAACATGGTATGACAGTTGGAGATATAGAGTCAGAGGGCGAAAGTGGTATAAGAGCATGGAACGCACTGTATCAGGGCAGACCAACGGCATTGGAAGGCAACCTGCTTAGGCGTGAATGGTGGCAGTACTATGAGCTTGATGACACTATGGAGTTTGAGCATTTGCTACTGAGCGTTGACGCGGCCTTTAAGGATAGCGACACATCTGACTTTGTGGCTATGGAGGTATGGGGGAAACGTGGCCCTAACATGTATCTTGTGGATATTACAAGAAAGCACCTAAACTTTCAGGCGACAATGGATAGGATAATGCAGTATAAGGCCCTGTATCCGATCCGTGAGATATTGGTAGAGGATAAAGCCAATGGTACTGCTATAATTCAGGTCTTAAGGCGTAAGATTGAGGGCATTATCCCTGTTGAGCCGAGAGGCAGTAAAGAGAGTAGGGTAAACGCCATATCCTTTGCTATAGAGAGCGGAAATGTATTTCTGCCTAAAGGCAAGAAGTTCACGAAAGAGTTTGTCGAGGAATGCTCCCAGTTTCCGAATGGGAAACATGACGATATGGTTGACGCCATGAGTCAGGCACTTTCGCGGCTGATATGGAGAAGGAGCAAACGCCAATACGCGCGTAAAGAGCGTGCATGGTGGGAGCGTGAAGAGCGAAAAATCGGAATGACGAAGGGAAGGAAAATACATGTTATATAGCATTATCATGCCGCTGATGATAGCGGTTCTGCTGCCGGTCTTTTTCATGGCCGGCTTTTATATTGGTTTTCAGAAAGGTCAGAATCCGAATAAACCGATAATCAAGAGTAAGAGCGAGACCACAGAGAGTCAGAAGAGGCTTGAAACACTAGCAAAGAACGTAGCCAATTATCAGGGCAATGCCGAAGGACAGGAGGCTATTGAATGAGCATTTGGGACAAATACGAAGAGTGTAAAGAATACGCAGAGAAAAAGCGAATAACCCAGCGCACAGAAGAGCAATGGAACTTCTTTAATGACAGGCAGTGGGAGGGTTTAGAAAGCGGCGGAGAAGTACTACCGTTTTTCAACTTCATCAAGCCTATAGTCAGATATAAAGTCTCTACCGTATGCAGTAATAGCATGAGCGCAAAATACACCGACATGCTGCATAGAGAACAGTACGATAGAGCTTATCAGAAGTTCAATGATGACTTTGCGGCCAACTGGGAGAGAGCCAACATGGATACAAGGAGCTGGAAGGCCGTGAAGATAGCGGCCATAGAAGGCGACAGTTATACATACTTTGGCGACCCTGACATGAAGAACGTTGACATCTTGGGCGAAACGGAAATCTTGTTTGGTGATGAACAGTGTTCAGAACTACAGGACCAGCCGTATATCATAGTAAGAGAGAGACTGCTTGTCAGCGAAGTCCGGAAAATGGCAAAGGAAAACGGAGTGCCCGACATTGAGGCGGACGCTATCGTATCAGATACCGATAATGATTATCTTGTCGGTAACAAAGACGATGTGGACGAAAACAGTAAGGTTACATGCATTGTCTACTACGAGAAGATTGACGGCGTAGTCAACATGGCAAGAGCGTGTAAGCAGTGCGTGTTCGAGGAACTACACGAAGTCAAATACACGATTGACGGAGAGAGTAGCGGTCAGGGCCTTAAGGTTTATCCCTTTGTGCAGTTTAGGTGGGAAGACCAGCCGAATAACGCAAGAGGGCTATCCGAAGTCAGAACACACATACCTAATCAGATAAAAGAAAATCAGGTGCTTGCACAGAGGGCCATATCGGTAGCACAAGCAAGTTATCCGAAAATGGCCTATGACAGTTCAGCAGTACAGAACCCTGAAGCGCTTGATACCATAGGCGGAATGATAGAGGTACAAGGCGGCGGAGTGCAGAGAGTAAATGACATGGTCGGATACCTAAACCCCGCAACCATATCGCATGACTCCCAGCAACTTGCAAATGACTTAAGAGAAGTTACTAGAGAACTGGCAGGCGCAAGTGAGGCAACACTCGGACAAATAGATCCTACGCGTGTAGCCGCTTCCGCAATTGCCGCCTTAAAAGACTCAAGTTCAGTAAACGTAAATGAACAGGTATTCAAGTATAAGCAGTACGTAGAGGATATAGCAAGACTATGGCTGCCACTGCAACTTGTATATAGACCGAGTGAGAGCATGGAAGGCGTTGAGGAAATCACGCTTGAGGAACTTGACGAGCTTGAACCGGAAATAAGAGTTGACGTATCCCCTGACACTCCGTGGAGTAAAGAGGCAAGACAACAGACGGTCGATAACCTTCTTGAAAAACAGCACATCACGTTAGAGGAATACGCCCAGCTTGTAGCAGACAATTCACCTGTGCCCAAGACCGAACTACTCAATATAGTTCAGGCAAGAAAGTTGCAGGCACAAGCACAGGCCGCACAGGCAATGGCCCAGCAACAGGCACAAGTACAGGGAATGCCCCCACAAGAGCCAATACCGCAGTAATGCGTTTGGAGCGTGGCATAAGCCACGTTTTTTATTATCAAAAATCATAAGGAGACGAACTACATGAGTGAAGAATTAAACATCAGCGCGGACATGCCCGAAGTCGCTGACCGGGCCGAAACTCAAGGCGCAGAAGAGCAAGAGGTCGCCGAACTTGCAGAAGGAACTGTTGACGAACAGTATGACGGAACGGAAGACACCGAATCAAACGAAGGCGAAGAGCCCGAAGAAGAGGCTGACGAGTCAGGGAAGACACCGCAAGACGCCGCCTTTGCAGAGCAGAGACGGAGAATTGCAGAGCTTGAGGCACAACTTCACGAGAAGGAGCTTGACGAGCAACAGAGAGCCTTGGAAGAAGCCATAAGAGCAGACGAGGCAGAGAGGGACGCTGAAAAGCAGGGCGAACTGGAAGCCGCCATTGATTACGCGAGAGAACAAGGCTTTGATGATGAAGAAATCGAAAACCTACTCCGTGAAATCATGGAAGAACAGGAACAAGAGGACTACGTAAGAAATCTTGAACAGGAAAAGGCTAACCTCGAAGACAGGCTCCTAAAGTTCGAGGCAGAGACTCAAGCAACGTCCGACCTTAAAGAAATACAGAAAATTGACCCCAGCATTAAAGACCTTGACTCTTTGGGAGTTGATTTCTTTGCACTACGGAGTTACGGCATAGAACCTGCAAGAGCATACTACATGCTTAAGAGCGCAGACGAGCATACGAAGCCTCAGGGTGCGAAAGCACCGGGCAAGTTAGGTCGCGCAAAACAGGAAAGCGAATATTACTCCAGCGAAGAAATCGACAATATGAGCAAAGAGGAAATCAAGAAGAATTTCGACAAGGTCATGCGGTCAATGGACAAATTATCAAAATTATCAAAGGAGCGATAAAAAATGGCATATCAGAACTTTAAAGCAAATGTATGGGAAAGCGCCATTGAAACGGAACTCGAAAGAGAACACGTTTTCGTAAAGGACTGCAACAGAGACTACGAAGGCAAAGTAAAGGGCCTCGGCGACAGTGTAACAATTAAAGGCGCAGGACAGGTAACAATGAGAGCCGGTGCTGACGGAGTACAGCCCGCATTCCAGCCGCCTGAAAACGTAGAAGGCACAAATCAGATTCTGACAATCAAGCACTGGACAGACTTCAACTTCATGGTTGGAGACATTGATAAAGAGCAGGGTGCTGGCGGCGCAGTAAGCGTATACACAAAACAGGCCGCTGAAAAGATTGCCAATGCACACGACATGCTTGTTGCTTCACTGGCAGCTGACCCGCTGGCAGTGAAGGACAACTCAAGCGCAGTTAAGATTACTGACGCTAACGTGCTGACAACCATAGACAACGCTATTCAGAAACTGTGGGAGAATGACGTTGCTTCCAACGCATATCTTTCCCTGACAGTATCCCCAAGATTCTACATGATACTTAAGCAGAAGTACATGGCACTGGATACCGACAACTCGGAAATGATTAAGCGTGGAGCAGTTGCTATGTATGGCAACGTAGACATCAAACTGTCAAACAACGTACTCACTGCCAATAGCGGTGCAGAGGATCTTATCATGCTCCGTACAAAGAGAGCGATTGCATTCGCAAATCCGCTGACAAAGACGGAAGCATACAGACCTGATGCATACATGGCAGACGCCGTAAGAGGCGTATCACTGTTTGATGCAAAAATCATCAGACCTAAAGAAATGATAGTACTTAACTGCAAATACGCATAATTAAGAAAGGAGCAAAGAGTTATGGCACTTACAGGAACTGAAGTAAAAATGGGTAAACTGCTCCGCACCAACGAAGTTTGCGAGAACGCAGAAGCACCTACAACGTGCACGGCTAATAGCGTGTACAACATTCCGGCTACAGAGAAGACTGTAATCATCGAGTTCGTAGCAGGCGCAGCAGGCAACGTAGTATTCAGTAAGGGTACAGGCATTGCCGGAGTTGCTGACCTGACAGTAGCAGTAAAGAAGGACAAATCCAACTTCATCTGCCTCGATACAAGCGCATTCGCACAGACGGAAGGCGACGACAAAGGTTACATTCTGATGACACCGGCCGTAGCCGGCACCGTAGCAGTAATTAACGTACTGTAATCGAAGGAAGATACAGGGGGAGCGTGATTGCGCTTCCCCGTATTTTTGTATAGGAGTAAATCTTATGACATACGAAGAATTAAAAAACATAATGATTGACTTTGGTTTTGAGGAAGATGACTACTTGCAAGAGGCAATGACGACAAGCGAGTTCAGGTCATCGGTCAATCAGGCAAGACGAACCATAACGCAGTACGTGCCGAAAATAGGAAGATATGACTTCACACAGGACGGCACGGCAATAGGACTGCACAGAATTGATTTATTAAATGGCACAGAAAACAATCCTGAATGCGAGATAGTACCAATCACCTATGACGGACGCTATGACAAGATGGAAGAAATGAGGATTATCAAAGACGGCACTTCATATCCATTCAACGACTACACCGTTGAGCAGGGCAGTATTGTAGTTTTGAACTATGCCCTTGCCGGAAACTTCACTATCTTTTATGCACAGGGAATAGACGATATAACAGAAGACACGCCCGACACATTTGACTTGCAAATGGAGTATGAGGTTGAACACCTTGTACCCTTGCTGGCGGCGTATCACGCATGGCTTGACGATGATGTTCAGAAAGCGGTTATGTACTACAACGAATATGAGCAGCTTCTGAAAGACATCATGGAAAGAAGAAATGCAGAAAAAGCTAAACCGAAAGTAAGGATAGTAGGTGGACGAAAATGGCAATGAAAGTACCTGACGCACCTGAAACAAGGACGATAAATTATAAAGACCTGTTAGGTTGCGACTTTTCACAAGATGCAAGTTTGGTTGATAGAAAACATTCACCCGACATGCTGAACATGATTAGTGATGAAGGCGGAAACCCTGTTAAGCGTAAGGGCCTTGAAGTGCTTTACGATTTTGGAGAAGACACGCTGACAAACATTTATTCCATGCCAATAGCCGAGTGGGACAACAGAGTCATTCTTGAAACGATAAGTAATGATGTGGTTACCTACTATTCGTATGAGAACGGAGTAGCAACACCCATAGCCAAAGACGGCATAACTGCCAACAACGTATCCAACACCTGTTTTTATGCAAAGAACACGGTACAGGAAGGTCTGTTCTTGTTTAAGGAGAGCGGCATTGAGTTCATCACTTATGATGACGGAGAGCTGAAACATACAAAGCCTGTTATCTACACTCCGACAATTGCAATCTCACGAAGACCAACAACGGACTCGGGAACGGCATACGAAGACATTAACCTAATCAATAAGCAACTGACGGAGTCTTATCTCACCAAACTCGGCGAAGACTATGACGAGAGCGCTGAAACTAATTATATGTTGTCCGTACTGGCCGACACAACGGTAACACCGAAGTACGAATACCGAAATACTGACGGACTATGGGTAACCGGCACGGCAGAGTTTATTGATAATAAACATGTAAGAGTAAGTCCAGCAGCAGGCACACCACCGGTAACAGGCGAAGACAACGCAAAGATAACATATAACAGAGCAAGTAGCCTCAAGACCGAACTACTGCAATGCAAGAACAACGCCT